TAGCATCTGAAGGTCAAGTCGTACCTACATGGGCTGACGTATTAAACAGAGCTAACCTTGGTTTCGAGGTTATGCATGAAAGGAACGCACATAATTTCCCACTTGACCTAGCGTCAATCGATACCACAGAGGTAGCTCTAGCAGCTCCTTCTGTTGGTTAAATAGCCACGTCCGTTCATCCTATCGGGACGCATGAAACCTAAGCATGGAACGGGGCTTAGGTATTGAGGTTTTTACTATGTCTCCAACTGAATTACAAGCTCGTATTAAAGAGCAGAACACTTTAGAAAGAGAATCAAAACTTAAATATCGTGGCATCACTTACTACAAATCTTACAAAAACTAAATGAAAAAACTTGCACTTGTCCTAGCGACCACTCTAGCTTCTACACCTGCAATGGCTGGACCATATGTCAACGTAGAATCAAATTCAACTTCAGTAGGAAATAACTTTCAATCAAGAGCAACTGACTTACACGTTGGTTATGAGAATGAATTAGGTGCCTTAGCTTATTATGTACAAGGCGGTAAAACAATTAATGCTGCTGATGGCGTTGATTCAGAGTCTAATTTCTCTGGTAAGCTTGGTGCTTCTGTATCGGCTACGGAGAAACTTGGTATCTATGGTGAAGTATCTTTCGCAAACATCTTTGATGAAGATACTGATACAACATACGGAACCAAACTAGGAGCTAAGTATTCTTTCTAATGCCTAATAACAATACAGATAAAAGACCTGCTAGGAGATATGAAGCTCCTGTAGAAGAGAAGAAGGAAGAGAAGAAAGAAGAGGAGTAATGTCTCAACAAAGCTCCCACTCTCCAGCTTCAGTAACTTGGTTAAGTCCAGAGCCTGAGAAGAAAGATAAGGTGGATACAATGCCATCAGACTATCAACCTCCAGGTGTTGATGAAGAAGAGAAATCAGATTAATGAACTATGGGTAGTAGTTTTCGGACTACTATCCTTGTTTATTTTTATAGAAGGTTCACACCTGAACCATCACCGTACAAATACTCCACCACAAAATGAGAACTCAACTAATCAATGCACTTAAAGCTCATGCTAACGGAGAAATACAAAAGCACTTAGCTAATGTAGAAGTTTATTTAACTAACCCTGCTGGCATAGGAGAGCATTCTGATATAACAGAAGCAATCAGTGTTGAACTTGATAAGATATCGAAGTATCACGATCAAATAGAAGTACTCAATAAATATGTACTCCATAAATAATGAGTACTGCGAACTTAGTTTAGCGGTAAAACTGTAGCCTTCCAAGCTATTGTCATCGGTTCGATTCCGATAGTTCGCTTTTGGCTTTTGGCCCTTACGAGGATACCCATTAGCCGTCTAGACGGTGGGAAAGACCACAAAACTTGAATTTTAATTTGTCGACAACGAAGATTTATACCCTTAAGAAAATTAAAACATAGATAAATGGCACAACAAAGTACGCACAGTACCGCGCCCGTAACCTTTCAAGGTAGAGCGAACGCTACTGGTAATGCGTCAAACAATAGAGATCTATATCTTAAGATCTTTTCTGGTGAGCTTTTCAAAGGCTTCCAGCATGAGGCTATTGCACGTGATCTAGTTACTAAGAGAACCCTTAAGAATGGTAAGTCTCTGCAGTTCATCTACACAGGTAGAACGAAGGCTGAGTACCACATTCCAGGCCAGTCCATCTTGGGTAACAGTGACAATGCGCCTCCAGTAGCTGAGAAAACAGTGACATGCGATGACCTATTAATTAGTTCAGCGTTCGTTTACGAGTTAGACGAGACACTTGCTCACTACGAATTGAGAGGAGAAATCTCAAGAAAAATTGGTTACGCTTTAGCACAAACATATGACCGTAAGATCTTTAGATCTATCGTTCGTGGTGCTCGTGCAGCTTCTCCAGTTTCAGCATCAGGTTTCGTAGAGCCAGGTGGATCACAGATCCGTGTTGGTACTACTAACCAAGCTAACAACGCATACGACTCAGATAAGCTCGTGGACGCATTCTATGATGCCGCGGCTGCTTTAGATGAGAAGGGTGTTAGTGGTGCAGGTAGAGTAGCTGTTCTTAACCCAAGACAGTACTATTCACTTATCCAGAACGTATCTGGTAATGGTCTAATCAACCGTGACGTACAAGGTACAGCCTTACAGTCTGGTAACGGTATCGTTGAAATTGCAGGCATCAAGATCTACAAGTCAATGAACGTACCATTCTTCGGAAACTATGGTACTAAGTTAGGTGGCTCCGCTGGTGCAGCTGATCCTGGTGAAACATCACCTGGAAACTTAGGTACATTCGTTGGCGAAGATATGCTCGACGACGAAGCTGTAACTGGAACCAACTATGGTTCACGTAACAACTATGGTACTGATGAAAGATTCGCACATTCTTGTGGAGTTATATTCCAGAAGGAAGGTGCAGCTGTAGTTGAAGCTATCGGACCACAGGTTCAGGTAACTTCTGGCGATGTTTCAGTGGTTTACCAGGGAGATGTGATACTCGGAAGACTCGCAATGGGCGCCGACTATCTAAACCCTGCTGCTTGTGTAGAACTTGTTGCTGGTGCAGCTCCTGCTACATCTGGCTCTAACACACATAGCTGGTAATATTTTTGTTCATATAAGGGGGTCTTCGGACCTCCTTTTTTTTATTCATATTTCTTATGACAGCTCCCAATACAACCGATACCGATACAGAACTATCCGCAGTAAATACAATACTGGGAGCGATTGGACAATCCCCAGTTACAACACTTGGTACTTATACAGTTAATGGTAATCAGATAGCTACCTACGACAATCCAGAGATAGCCTTTGTACATACCCTATTAAAAGAATCTAATATTGATATTCAGAATGAAGGATGGTCATTTAACACAGAGAATCATTGTCATAAAATAGCTGATTCAAATGGCTATATACAGTTTGATAGTAATGCTTTAAGAATGGACTTCTCTGATACAGAAGATAAGTTCTACGATGTAGTGAAAAGAAACAACCGTTTATATGACAAGGTTAATCACACCGATGTTTTTAAAGCTGGTGAAGAATATAAAGTAGATATTGTATGGCTATTTAGCTTTGAGGATGTACCTTCTATATTTAAAAGACTCATAACATACAGAGCTGCAGGTAGAGCTGCTACTCAGTTAGTAACTAATCAACAACTTGTTCAGTTAATACAGATACAAGAACAGAGTGCTAGAGCAGCTTGTATGGAATATGAATGCAACCAAGGTGATCATAATTACTTGGGTTATCCACATGAGTCGTCATTTAATACCTATAAACCTTACGTAGGATTGGCACGATAATGGCAGGAATATCTCAACAAATCCCAAACTATATACTCGGCATATCAGAACAACCAGATGAGTTAAAACAACCTGGACAAGTAGTAGATTTACAGAACGGTGTTCCTGATATAACTCATGGTCTAGTTAAGAGACCTGGAGGAAAATTAATAGCACCTATCACTCCTAACAGTGGTACATTAAGTTGGTTCCATGTCTATGAGACAGAAGAAGATCAATACATAGGATGTGTAAAAACTGATGGTGTAATTCAGATATGGCGAACCAGAGATGGTGCTGTTATACCAGTAGATTATGCATCAGTTCCTGGTACTAACCTGTGTAGCTACCTAACTGGCTGGACTAAATCTACAGACATTCAACCATTAACTTTAAACCAAAGCACATTCCTTACTAACAGGTCTAAGACAGTAGCAATGAAAACTGCTACTTCAGATTTATCACCTGCTGAAGTACATGAAGCAATAATTGAAATAACAACAGTTTCTTATGGTAAGCAATACGCTTTAGATTTATATGACCCAGGTACTATGACATCAACAAGTACCACAAGAGCTACATCTATTGAGATAGATGAACACTCTACTCACGGTCATTATTGGGGAGGTGAATCTCCTAGTGAAGGTAAGTGTAAGAAGATGGGTAGAGCTGTTATAACAGTAGCTCCTAACACCGTAAGAACTGGGACAAAGAATTTGAGGGTTGATTACGATGTTAGATGTCAACCTGTAGTAGACCCTGATAACCCTGGAAGTTCTACGTCTGGTGCTCAATATGACAATGCTTATCAGCCTTTTATAAAGCTTCAGTTTGGTGGAGAAGGTTTTCAAACAGGTGATACGTTTAACATCTCAAAAGAAGATGGATTCTCTAGTCAAGTAAAGGTTAAATCTCACGTAACCCTTTCATCTAGAGCTACTATTACAGGTGGTCAAGGTCCAAATACCACTTGCATGGTTAGACCAGCTGCTACCTCATCTTCTACTGATGAGTCTGTGACTGCTGCAGGTATCTTAGGCGATATGAAAACAGCACTTACTAGTCTTATGCCAAGTGGTATGACAGTGAATGTAGTTGGTAACTGTTTACATATAAAACATATCAGAGCATTTAATGTCACAACTCCAGAACCGACATTAATGAATATTGTTACTTCTGAAGCTAATAATGTAGGTGAACTTCCTAAAACATGTAGACATAACTATGTTGTTAAGATTGTAAATAGCTCTGACGATGATGATGATTACTACCTAAAGTTCCAAGTTGATAATGTTGCCTCTTCAGAGACTGCAGATAGGTTTGGTACTGGTACTTGGATTGAATGCCCTAAGCCTGGAATTACTGTAAAGATTGATCCAGATACAATGCCAGTTCAGATACGTCGTGTATTACCTGGCACATATTCCATCAATGGTGGTAGTAGTCAAACATACTCTAATGGTGTATTTGAAGTAGTCCAACCTGACTGGATAGATCGACATGTAGGTGATGAGACTACTAACCCTGATCCATCATTCATAGGGAAGAAGATACAAAAACTATTATTCTTTAGAAATAGAATATGTGTTTTAGCTGATGAATTTGTAGTGCTATCAGTATCAAATGACTTCTATAACTTCTTCTCTAATACTGCTATGGCAGTCAGTTCAGATGATCCTATAGACCTTATATCAAGTTCAACATATCCAACAGTTTTATACGATGCTATAGAAGTTAATAGTGGTTTACTAATACACAGCTCTAGTCAGCAGTTTATGTTGACTACAGATAGTGATTCTTTCTCAGCTTCAACTGCAAAGATAAACTACTTATGCTCATATAACTTTAACCATGACACTGTTCCATTCTCAATGGGTACAACGTCAGGTTTTATAAATAGCACAGGTAAGAATGCTAGATTCTATGAGATGTCAAATGTCCGTAGAGAAGGTGAGCCAACTGTAACTGAACAAAGTAAAATTGTCTCTAAAAAATTACCTATAGGTATTAGGGATGTAACAGTATCAAAGGAGAATAATATAATTCTATTTGGTACTTACGATAGTGATGAGGTATGGGGATATAGATACTTTAACAGTGGAGATAGGAGACTTCAATCAGCATGGTTTAGATGGAAACTTCCTGGTAATGTTATCTATCATAAGATCTTAGATGACGTTTATTATGCTGTTCTTAAGAATGGATCAAACTATACACTAGAAGCATTTGATGTTAAGAAGCAAGACGATACAACATCTATAACTGATTATCGTATTCATTTAGATACTCATTCTACTCTATCCCCTGTATCTATTAGTCAATATGATAGTGATACTAAATTAACTACATTTGCTAAACCAGCTGGATATAATAATAGCTCTAAACAATTAGCTGTATATGATAATAACGCTGGTAATAATATTGGTCGGTATGCCTTAGCAACAGTCAGTGGTAGTAACCTTACAGTACCAGGAGATTGGACAGGGGTAAATTTTATCCTTGGTTATCAAATAGACTGGTTAGTTGAGTTACCTACCATATACACAACAAAGACAGCTGGAGACAAACGAAAAGCAGATACTAGCGCTTCATTAGTTATCCATCGTCTACACTTCACATTTGGAGAGACAGGTACTATAGAGACCACATTGAAACGTAAGGGTAGACCTGATTACACAAACACCTATGAATCAATTGAATGGGACTCCTACCTATCAAACAAGACTTCCATAGCTGATGAATATACCCATACTATTCCAGTGTACGAAAGAAATACAAATTTAACTGTACAGCTTAAATCATCCCATCCATCACCAGCAACACTTCATTCACTGAATTGGGAAGGTGATTATAACAATAGATTTTATAGACGTGCTTAACAACTTTCACCCAATAACAAATGAGGCTGCAATCTATGTAGCCTCTCATTTATCCTTAGCAGATCGTAGAGAATGCGTAGAAGGATATGGACAAGAGAATGTCATGGACATTGTTATGTCTGCTTTAGTAGCTCCAAATACACAATACTGGAAAGCACCTAACGGCAAGAGTGCCGCTATAGGAGGAGTTCAGGAAGGTGGAAAAATATGGATGCTATGTACAGATACCGTTAGAGAATATCCCCGACAATTTGCCAGGGATAGTTTACGTATGACTAATAGTAGACCAGAGAAGTTTCTTTGGAATGTTGTAGATGAACGTAACGGTAACCACTTAAAACTTCTTAGATTCTTGGGATTCAAATTTCTTAGAAAAGTACCTTTTGGTCCCAAACAATTGCCCTTTATAGAATTCTGTAAAATTCAATGTCAAACTACACAACTACATCTGCAGGCATAACTTCATCACTAGGTTTTCTTTTTAACGCTGGTGCACAAATCTTAGGAAAATCAGAACGTGATAAACAAACTGACCGAAGAAATGCACTTTTAAGAAAGGAACATCAATTTAATATTCATAAATACAATAGAGATTTACTTATCAGTGAAATTAGTTGGAAAGATGACATATTAAATTCAAGAGCTGAGATGAGATTAGAGAGAGATCTAGCTCTTGGAGAAATAGCTCAAAATCAACTTGATACTTGGAATAACTTAGTTAATACAAACAATGCTATCCAAACAAGTTTTGCCAAGATGCTTAGTGTAGGTGGAGGTGAACAAGCTGGTAGGCGTTCAGCTGCAACTATTGACCCTAGAAAAGCTCTGTTAGAACATGGTCAAAAAGTAGCAGATCTAGGTGCAAAGCTTGCAGGTAGTGCCGCTAAAACTGCTCTAGCAAGTAGATTGAAAATAGATGTATTAAATAAGAAAGCTCATAATGAAGAGATCAAGCAACAACTAGGTCAACCAATACCAGGCACACCACCTCAATTCTTTGAAGAAGAGTTAGAAACAAAAGAAAGCTGGGCTTCAACTGCATTAGGTATAGGTCAGGCTGGTCTAGAAGCTTTCGATACATTCCAAACACTTAAACCAAAATCTGCAACTGAGGGTAATAAATAACAATGGCATCACTAAGACAAGCACTCAGCGATTTCTCTGCTAATGAGGATAGAGCTGGTGGTACAAAAATAGACCGCACTCGAAACATAGTTAACTCCGAAGAAAGAAAAAGTGATCGTCTTGTAGAGTCATTGTCTTCTTTCTCATCAACACTAGCTAATTCATTAATTGAAAGAGATAAGAGAAAGATTAAAGATGAGATTAAAAGAGGTAAGGCACTAGCTATAGAATTAGATTTAGAAAAACTTGAGAATGAAGGTGTTGATACTATTTCTAAAGAGGAAAAAGATAAATTCAAGCAGGATAAAGAATACCTTAAAGAGTCCGACTCCTTAGCTAAACACACAGCTAAACAAGTCATAGACAATGGTGGTGATTTTGAAGACTCTCAAAAGATAGCTAATCTATCTGGTTGGTCTTTGTATGCTTATACAGCTCAGAAAGCACAAACAGCTGGTAAGAACTACCAAGCCTGGATGGAAGGCGAGATGTTAGATGATGATAAAACTAAGATTGAATTAGATGGTGTTGAGTTCACTCCTAAAACTGCAACTACTCTGAACCAAAAAAGAGCTGCAATGAAGGTGTTACGCCAACGCTATGCAGAGGTTAATGATCTAGATGGTGTTAATAGAACTCTATTAGCTGAGGAAGGTGGTTACTATGAGCAGGTTGGAGCCGCTAATACTGCAATTGTTGCTAAGTATAAAAAGCAATATGCCATAGATAAGTCCTTCCAAATCAAAACAGGTGCGATAAATACATTCAAAGCTAATAAGAATTATGAGGAGTTATTCAACTCTCTACTAACTGTTGATCCAGAGGGTGACGGTACAGCTCTTACCTTTGAAGAAGCTCTTGATGAAGTTGATTCAATCATTGGAGAGTTGATGGAAACAGAGGAGTTCACTACAGAAGATTTAGAAAAGATGGGAGACCAGATGGTTATGGATCCCACTACTGGTAACGAAGGTAAACTCCGAGATGTAAGAAAGTCACGCTTTAGATTGCTAGAAGAGAAACTAGCTGAAGCACAAAATTCTAACTTTGATTTTGCTGAACAAAAAAAAGAAAATCTATTCAAGAGTGACGTTCAAACCCTGAAAGAAAAAATATTAAAACTTAATCGTAATGATTACACTTCTGAGTGGTTAAGGGATGAATACCAAAAGATAAAGAAGAAGCATGGTACGCATTTCAATGATGATGAGATGGATCAAATCCTCCTTAATCATGCAAAACCAAAGGATTATGAAAAACAACTAGGTCAAGCTGAAGACTTAAAGAAAGCTGGTTTATTAACCACAACAGAATTAAGGAAGTTTGATATTGATATTCAGAAGAAATATCAGGAGGATGCAAAGTTAATTGATTCAGCAACGTCTAAGGAGAATAAGGTTGATCTTCAATATCTAAAAGATCGTGTTGAGTTTGAAGCTAATACCAGTGCTCTAGAGAAGAATGATCCTTCTGTTGCATTGATGCAAGCTCATATTGAAGCAAAGTATCAACAAGAATTAGCTAAGGCAGTCTTAGCTGGAGATCCTAATGCTTCTCAAACTGCTAGAAATATAGTAGATACATGGTTCACAGGCTGGTCTTCTAACGGTAAGAATCTCAATGAGAAGGGGTATCAAGTACCCAATATGCCTACACCTAAAGAAGTTAAGCAGCAGTCAAAACATAATCATAATGAAGTAACAAGGCAGAATGGAATCATCGCTAAGTATGGGAGTAAAGAAGCTGGTGGTCTAGGTAACTTACTTAAACCTGAAAACATAGTCAGGTTAATACCTCCAGAAAGACTTGTAGAAAGTGCTCAAGCTTATGCAGAAGTAGGTCCACTTGGATTCAACTACCCTGCGGAAGTCGAGAACATCTACAGAAGATTTGGTTCTAGGCAGAATACTAAACATAATATCTACAAACAAATCATTGAGGGTACATTAGGTGTCAAGCTTGGTGATCCTCCTCCATCAGTACAAAAGATAGAACAATTCACTTCCAAAGCTGATCAAAATTATCTAGCTGCTGGTGGTCCTGATGCTTCTACTCGTGTACTTGCATTTGCAGGTAAAGCCTCTGGTCAACCAAACATAGAATTTATTCCTATGGGAGAAGGTGAGAATGCCTTTAAATGGTCAGAAGAGAATTTCATAGAGTTTGGAGATACAGGTGCTGCCTTAGAGTTCTATATGAGCAATCCTTCTATTGCAAAGGCTTTTAATCTAGACTTAGAAGCTGCAAAAGAAGGAGGTGTTGATTGGGATCAAATGGGATTAGCTATCAGTTCTTTAGCTTGGAAAGCTAGAAAACGTGTAGGAGAACGTGTAGAAGATTGGGGTGAACATTGGCAAACTGTTGGTAAGAACATGGTGGACATGTTTAACGAGACGTTTACCGTTGATCCTGCAACAGATCCAGGTAACATACTCGGAACTCAAATAATGGAGAATGTTGTAAACCCAGCTGGAGATGCATTTAACGAGACATTCACAGTAGATCCTGAAACTGATCCAGGTAATATCCTTGGAACTCAAATAGTTGACAGTATTAATAGTTTTGTTGACTCCCTGCTAGGAGATGTTGATGAAACTGCTATGGAGAATTACAACAAAGCAAAGTATAAATATGAACCAACATCTGAAAACTTACAACTACTAGAACGAGCTAGATACTAATGGATGAGACCTTAGAAGGTTTCCAAGACCCAGCCTTACAGCTGGATTTAAACGAGGCGATTGATGAAGAAGATCTACTCCAAATGGAGCAAGATGAAACCGAATTACTCACTGAAGAAATAGTCCCTACGGAGGCTGTCGAAGAAACCCAACAAACACAAACTCCTTCTACGGAAGGACAACAACAACAACAACAACAAGCTCAACAACCAAAGGAAGAAGAAGGTAATGCAGGTAGAACTACAGCTGAAGCTTTACTAGCGGTACCTACGGGTACTGCTGATTGGGGTATTAGCTTATACAACAAGGTAATGCCTGGTGAAGTTTTAGACCTTCCTGAAATACCTAGATTCCAAAATGAAGTAACTCAGTCCATTAGAGATATCTCTTCTGTAGTGGTACCTACAGTCCTTATAACTAAGGGTTTAGGTACAGCTGGGGCTGCCGCACATACAAAGGTTGGTTGGAAATTAGGAGCTGACCCATTTTTCAAATGGTTTGCAAAGACTGGATTAGCTGGTGGTGCAGGTGTAATTGCTGATGAAGTAGCACCTGTACAAGAAAGAGATCACAATGCTTTAGGTATGTTGAAAGAGACTTGGCCAAGAACATATGGTTGGGTCTCTGATGACTGGGCTACATTGGATGAGGACGAGCCTGATGTAAAGAGAGCTAAGAATAGAAATGAAGGATTGTTTATAGGATTAGGTACTGATGTTTTAGTAGGTGTAGGAAGGTTAGCTAAATCTCTTAAAGGAGTAAGTAAAGCTACTCAATGGATACCTGAAAACGAGAAGGCTGCAAACCTTATCAAAGCAATGGATGAACCAAAGCTTTCTGACGATCCCCTAGAGAACGTAGTACTTCAATCAGCAAAGAGAAGGTACGATCAGACAACTGAATTCGGTGATGTCAAATTCTCTAAGTCAGTTAACCTAGATGAACCAGTCTTGGGTAAACACGACGTATATGACTACACAGAAACAGGAATGAGAACAGGTGATCCAGGTGGAGTACTTGGAGCATCAGTTGACGTAGTTAAAATCAGTAAGAATATTGATACTATCCATGGAAGAGTAGGTTCTGTTGTCACTAATGGAGCTATTGACTTCTTAGTTGATGGACAAGATGCTGGTCATAAACTAATTACCCATGCAGCTGATGTACTTAAAGATTCTAAGTATGGCTATACAGCAAGTAATGGTAAATACATAAGTCATAAAGAGATTGTTGATGCTGGAGAAAAGATAGCAGCTGACCTTTACGGTATGGATCTCCCTGAGATGCATAGTATGTTGAAAGGTTTATCAGGTGTTGACGTAGATACAGGCGCAAGAGTACTCAATTCTGAGGCTTATGCAGGTGTAATGAAAGCTATTAAGCAGTACACCGATGACTTTATCAATATGGATCTAGCTCGTGCTCAAGCTTATATAGGAACTTCCTTTGCAGGACAAGTTTCTGATATGGCTGAGGGTGCAAGATTTATGGTTGATAACTTACCAGCTGTAAAACGTGCTCAAGATCAGATCTTAGATCGTCTTCAGTACCTAATGCAGATAAAAGGTACTACTTCTTACGCTAGAGGTAGAGCTTTGAACATGCTAAACCTCTGGAATCGTACAACGAAAAAATCAGTAAGTAAGGCAGATGCCCTGGCTGCAATTAGAAATGAGAAAAATTCGACATTAAAAGCTCTAGCTCGTATCCAAATGGAATCAAAAACCACAATGGATACTCTAAGAACTGTTCAAAAGGAACGTCCAGAACTACTCGGACCTTTGATGCTTGCCTATGAGGTGACAGATGGAAATGTTAAAACCATCAGTCAACTAAATGACTACATCAAAAATACAACTGGTGTCTTTAAGAAGGTTTTATTTGACAGTAGACCTGACATGCCTTCAGCTTGGACTCAAGGTATGTGGGCTAATATCTATAACTCAGTACTTTCATCATTCGCTACTCCTCTAAAAGCAGGTGCTTCTAACCTTGCTTTAATGATTGAGCGACCTATCGCTACCTTTGGTGGTGCGATGTTGAATGGAGATAAAGCTGTATTAAGACGTGCTAGTTATATGTATAACGTTGGAATGGTTGATACCTTACAACAGGCATATAAACACATGAACCAAGTGTTCAGACGTGCAGCTGATGATCCAGGTTCTGTTGGCTATATCATGCGTGATGACATTGCACGTAAGAACATAGATACAATGAATGTATTACGTTCTTTTGCAGATGCTAAGGAAGTTAATGGTGAGTTTGGACCTTCTGTACTAGTTAATCAGATAGAAACAATGAATGATTTAGCCGAGCATCCTTGGCTTAGATTCAGTGCAAATGCTATGACAGCATTTGACGGATTCACAAGATCATTTATTGGAAGCATTGAAGCTAGAGGTAAAGCATATGATCAACTATTTAAACTAGGTGGTGATAAAGCTATAAATGCAGATGATGTAAAGAAACTAAGTAAGGGTCTTTATGATCAGATGTTTGATGAAAAAGGCTTCATAACTGATAAAGCGGTGGAGTATGCAAGTAGAGAAATAGCTATGAACTTGGATAACAAGTCTGTAAATGCTCTTAGTGAATTAATTAGACGTGCTCCAGTATTGAAGCCGTTCTTGATGTTCCCTAAAACCTCTATGAACATGCTTGCCTTTAGTGCTTCACATAATCCACTAGGTTTGTTTATCAGAGATGTTAATGCTTTCAAACTTCCATTTGAACATGCATTAGCTGCTGGTACAGATATAGAAACTCTACTTAAAGCAAGAGGCTTACCATTTGAACAAGCTTCTTATGAAACAATAAGAGCTGAACTTAAAGGTAGAAAAGCTATAGGTACTCTCTCAGTTATGGGAGCTGTAGGTTTATTCACTACTGATCGTCTACATGGTAATGGTATTTATGATAAGACAAGACAGGGATTAAGAAGAGAAGCTGGTTGGAAGCCAAGATCTTATAAAGGTTGGGATGGTAAATGGTATAGCTATGAGAACTTAGGTCCATTATCTGATTGGTTAGCTGTAACAGCCGACATCATGGATAACTTCGATACCTTAGATCCTAGTGATATAAACACTAACTTAAATAAAATGGGTTATATCCTATCTGCGAACCTAACTAACAAATCATTTACAGCTGGTTTAGAACCACTTAATGATGTGTTGGCTGGTAACCCAGCTGCAATAGCTAGATGGGGTGCAAGCTTTGGTAGTGGTCTCGCACCGTTGAGTGGCATGAGAAATGAGTTAGGTCGCTTACTAGAACCTCAACTTAAAGAGGTTAATCAAGACTTCTACCAACTACTAGCCAATAGAAACGTAGGTGCTAAATCTGGATTACCTGATCTACATGATTGGATTGATGGAGGAAAAGTTAGTGAACCTGAGAACTTCTTTACTCGTGTATGGAATACATATTCACCTTGGTTTAGAGTTAGTGATCGAATCAGTCCTGAAAAGCAATTCCTTATTGATATTGAATTTGATGGTAGACCACAGTTAAGAACTAATGGTAAAGGCGTCGAGTACACACCTGATGAAAGATCTGAAGTTACTGAATTTATGGGTAAAAGTAAATTCTTTAGAGATGAAGTTCGTAAGATAATGAAATCTATTGATGGTAAACAATTCAGGAAGGAATTAAAAGCGTCTGGCAATATCATGGATAGAAAGCTATATAAGAGGATTCACATGAGACTCAAGAAAGCTTTAAATAGAGCTAAAGGATTCGCTGAATCCAGAATCTCTAGCAAAGATTCAGTACAAGAGAAACTATTCATCAACAGTAGAATCGAATCCTACACCAAACGAGGAGAGTCAGAGAAGATAGAAGCGTTATTAAATAACAGAAATAAGTAAACCCACCATGATTATTAACAACATGCAAAAATGCCAGCAACCTATACAGATAATGGAAACACGCCTAATGGTAGTCAATTAGTATTTACCTATACGTTTCCCGCATTACAAACTGAAGATGTAAGAGTTGCTCTTAATGGAGTAACGCAAGCAACAACTAAATATACGGTAGATAACACTAGTAGCCCGACAAAGATAACCTTTAATAATACTAGTGTTGATAGCAATGTTCAAGAAAGTTCTGGTGCTCCTAAAAGTGGAGTCACTGTAAGGGTTTATAGAGAAACAACGGTTGGTAAGAATACTGGTGATGAAGATCCTAAAGCTGTCTTTGCAGCTGGATCTTCTATAAGAGCTAGTGATTTAAACAACAACCAAGAACAAGCTCTATTTGGTATTCACGAATTACAAGACCAACCATTTGTAAGTGATGATATTGAAGATGGAGCGATTACAAGTGCAAAGATACAAGATGGAACACTAACCAATGTAGACATAAATGCTAGTGCAGCGATAGCACAGTCAAAACTGAATATTGCTAATGCTACAACTTCTGCATCTGGTTATCAATCTGCAGCAGATAAAACAAAGTTAGATGGAATTGAAACAGGTGCTACAGCAGATCAAACAAATGCTGAAATCAGAGCAGCAGTAGAAGCTGCAAGTGATTCAAACGTTTTTACAGATGCGGACCATAGCAAGTTAAACGCAATAGAAGCTAATGCTACAGCGGACCAAACTAATGCAGAGATAAGAGCAGCAGTAGAAGCAGCTTCAGATTCTAATGTCTTTACTGATGCAGATCACAGCAAACTAAACGCTATAGAAGCAGGTGCTACAGCAGATCAAACAGCTTCTGAAATTAAAACCTTATTAAATTCAGATAAACTAACTAACGCTCAAATAGCTAATGATACAGTTGGTGCTGATCAACTAGCTCATACGTCTGTAACAGCAGGTAGCTATGGATCATCAACATCCATACCAAGCCTCACTGTAGACGCGCAGGGACGTGTTACAGCAGCATCTGGTAACTCAGTTAACTTTGATGTAGTAGCAGATACAACACCTCAATTAGGAGGCAACTTAGACGTTAATGGTCAGGATATAGTTTCAACATCTAATGGTGATATAGAGCTAGATCCTAATGGTTCAGGTAAGGTTATCTTTAAAGGTAACTCCACAAAAGGTAGTGGTCAGTTCAAACTTAACTGTGAGAACAATAGCCACGGCATAACCATAAAGGGACCGCCTCATAGTGCTGCTGCTAGTTATACTTTAACCCTTCCAAATAATGATGGAGATAGCGGTCAATATTTAAAGACTGACGGTGTAGGAAACTTATCTTGGGATACTGTCTCAGGTGGTGGTGGAGGCGGCGGTGGAACCGCAGCTCCAAACAATATTGTCAGTGTTTCTGGAAACATTGATGGTAGCAATAAAACATATTCCTTATCAGTAACACCTGACTCAGCTCAGAACTTAATTGTTAGTTTAAATGGTGTAGTACAGAAACCTAATGCAGGTACAACTATTGCCAATAGTGCTGAAGGATATTGTGTTTCTGGAGGTAATTTAATATTTGCTACTGCACCTGCAAGTGGATCAACTTTATTTGTTACTGAACTAGCTGCTACTGTAGCGGGTGACTCAATTGTAGAAGGTAACTCTAAGGTTGATGTATTTGATGATAACGCTACAGCTCATGTAAAAATTGAAATTGATGGTGCTGAGAAGTTTAGAGTTTATCAAAATGGAGAGATTGGTTTAGGTGGTGCTAACTATGGATCATCTGGTCAATTCTTAAAGAGCCAAGGTTCTGGTTCTCCTGCTGTATGGGCTAGTGTTTCAACCACTCCAGAAGGTACAGCAATATTATCAACAGGTGAATCTGGTACAACTAAATTCTTACGAATAGATGGAGATGGAACATGCTCATGGCAAGTACCCCCTGATACCAATACACAAGTAGGTGGTTCAACAGGTGTTGACTTTAACGATAATGTAAAAGCACGTTTCGGGACAGATAATGATTTAGAGATATATTCTACTGGATCTCATGCATATATGACCAATACCACTGGTAATTGGTATCTACAACCGAAATCAGGCGAAACAGCAATAGAAATAATACCTGATGGTAAAGTTAGTCTTAGATATGACGGCGGGAATAAGTTTGAGACAACTAGCGGTGGAATATCAGTCACAGGTGGTATAAATCTTACTACTAATTTGAGTTTGTTAGATAACGGAATTGCTAAATTTGGTACAGGAGATGATCTCCAGATCTACCATGATGGAACAAACTCTAGGGTCTTTAATAGTACTGGATCTTTAATTACAAGGACAACAGGTTCTTTCCTTGTCCAGAATTATGCTGGAGATGAAGTATTAATAGATGCGATTGTAGACGGTGCAGTAAACCTCTATTACGACAACAGTAAGAAGTTACATACTCGTGCTGATGGAATAGAAGTTACGGGAGTCGTTTCAGCAAGTGATCATATCTACTTACCTGATAGTAAAAAACTTAGACTAGGTAACAATCCAGATTTAGAGATTTACCATGATGGTTCTAATTCATGGATAAAAAATACTACTGGTAATACAGTTATCCATACAGGCACAGGTACATTCAAAGTTTGGGCTGATGGTAATGAAGAGATGATAGATGCGGCACGTAACGGAGCCGTAAAACTCTATTATGACAATAGTCTAAGACTTACAACTCAAGCTTGGGGTACTGGTTTTGATGCTGATTTTGGTGGTAATGACAATATTAAACTAAAACTAGGAAATGGAGATGATTTAAAACTTTACCATACTGGATCTCATTCGTACCTTTTAAATTCTACAGGCGTACTTCATGTTAGAAATGATGGAGAAATTAAATTTCAAAAAAACAGTGGATCTTATTGTGGTTATATAAACCCTGACGGTGGTACACTTTGGTATTACAACAGTAGTGCAAGAGTTGAAACAACTTCAGGTGGATTGTACGTTTATGGAACAGTAACGGAATCTTCTGACGTTGCACTTAAAAAAGACATAACACCTTTATCCGATTCATTAACTAAGGTAAAACAATTAAAAGGATATTCTTATAAATTTAAAGAAACCGATATTGAAGCTATTGGTTTTACAGCACAAGAGGTAGAGAAAATTTACCCTGCTTTAGTTGAAGGTGAAGAGGGTAAAAAAGGTTTAAACTATAGCGGTTTAATTGCACCTTTAGTAGAAGCAATAAAAGAACTATCTACAAAAATAGAAACACTAGAAACAAAAGTAGCTGCATTGGAGGCTAAATAACTATGGCATTAACACAAATAAGCACGGGCGGTATCAAAGATGATGCCGTCACGGATGCAAAGTTGCCTGCCAATTCGGTAGGTAATAGCGAGATGAAAGATGATGCTGTTGGTGTTGCCGAGTTATCAGCTACTGGTACAGCATCTAGTTCCACCTTCTTAAGAGGAGATAATAGTTGGGTTACTCCAACAGATACCCAAGTAGGAGGAGCAACAGGTGCTGACTTTAACGATAATGTTAAAGTTCGGTTTGGAACAGGAAATGATTTAGAAATCTATCATCAAGGTTATAACTCAAAGATTGCTGATGTTGGGCAAGGTGCATTAATACTTTCGGGTTCTCAAGTTAAGATTGAAAATGGTGCATCTCAAGAAACACAAGCTGTGTTTACAGAAGATGGCTCATGTGAACTCTATTTCGACAACATCAAGAGATTCCATACACATAGTACTGGCGCAACTATAACTGGTTATCTACATTTCGGTGATGGAGGTGGTACAAGTTCTGGTTTAGGTATCGGAAATTCAGATGATCTACAAATCTACCATGATGGATCTAATTCTTACCTAGATAATGACACAGGTAATCTATTTATACGAAATGATACAGGTGGTGGAGGTATTTATTTAAGGGTAAATCAAACCGAAGCAGCAATTGCAGCAAATAAAAACGGAGCCGTAGAACTTTATTATGACAACGCTAAGAAGTTTGAAACCTCATCATCAGGTGCCTCCGTTTGGGGACATTTATATGTGATGGATAATTTAAACTTAACTAACGATAATAAAAAGATTAACTTAGGGGATTCGTCAGATCTACAAATCTACCATGATGGAAGCAACTCGTACATAAAAGATACTGGCACAGGTAATTTAGTTTTAGCTGCTAGCGAATTGTCTGTAAATAATGCAGCTAGTAATGAAGAGATGATAAAGGCGAGTCAAAACGGAGCCGTAGAGCTTTATTATGACAACGTTAAGAAATTAGATACTGCGAATTCAGGCGTAAACGTAGCAGGTTATGTAAACGCTACAGGTAATAATGGTTACGCCTATGTAGCCAACGACAATCTGAAAATAGCTTTAGGTACAGGACAAGATTTAAATCTTTATCATGATGGTAATCATAGCAGAATTTATAATAGCTCAACTAATGATTTTTATTTTGACACTGGTGGCGATTTCTATCTAAGAAATACAAATACAGAAAAATACATCAAATGTGTATCTAACGGTTCAGTCTATATCTACCACGACAATAGCTATAAACTTTATACTTACCATTCTGGTGCTATTTGTAATGGACATTTTAGACCTCATTCAGATAATAGTTATGATCTAGGTACAAGTGGAGATAGATGGGATGATGTTTATGCAACTAATGGAACCATTCAAACATCTGATAAAAACCAAAAGAATACAATTGTAGAGACTGATTTAGGTTTATCATTTGTAAATAAACTAAAGCCTGTATCTTATAAATTTAACGGTAAGACTAGAACACACTATGGTCTGATTTCTCAGGATGTAGAAACAACACTATCTGAGATAAGTAAACCTACAAGTGATTTCGCTGGTTTTATCAAAGAAGACATTCCAGATAGGTTATATGTAGAAGAAGATGAGATACCTGAAGGGAAGAAAGTAGGTGATCTTAAGACTGCTGCCTATACAACTTATGGTCTTAGATATGGAGAATTTATTTCACCACTAATCAAAGCAGTACAAGAACTATCCGCAGAGGTAGAAACATTAAAAACAGAAGTAGCCGCACTAAAGGCTAAATAAACACAAACAATTTATTAATTAAAATGGCAACAAAAACTTGGCAAGTCAACACCATGCAGCGTGAACTAGCTGATGGTTATGTAAACAAAGTTATCTACCGTGTTAACGGAGAAGATGGTACTTATAAGTTTAGAGCTACAGGTGAAGTTGATCTTCCTAAGCCTGACACTCTTGTACCTTATGCTGATCTTACAGAATCTACTGTATTAGGTTGGGTTAAGGCTAAACTAGATGCAGATAATGCTGGTACTGTAGCTGCAATTGAAACAGCTGTAGAGAACGGCGTTAACGAACAGAAAACTCCAACAACAGGTGTCGGTAAACCTTGGTCTTAATGTACCTAGAGCTACACTTCCAAAAGCATTAGCTCTACCTTCAATAGAGTTCAAACCACCAACAGCTCGGATACCTTACTATAAACCTATGGTAATACCTCCGAGTGATTTGGAGGCTCCAGCGGAAGTAGCACCAGAGAAGACTACAGAACAACCAGAACCACCTAAATTAAACATACCTGTATTGGATATACAAATGCCAATACCTGAGACAGCAGTCGTTGTCACAGCTGTTACTACAGCAGTAGTGGCAGTTGCTACGACTACTGTTACTCAGACTTTATTTGAACCAATTAAGAAAAAGGTTCAGAAATTCTTACAAGGCAAAATCAATAAATGGAAGGAAAAGAGGAAACAAAAAAAGGAATCCTTGGCAAATTAAAAGAAGTTGCTGAGGATAAAGAACACCAAATTGAAGTACTTGGAACCTTTGTCAGATTAGGTGTAGTCGTTTGGTCTGGATTCATTATAACGATGAATTATGTAGAGATACCAATGATCAAGAAAGCTGGTAACTCAGATATAACGTTCGTTGCCAGTGTCTTCACTGGAGCCCTAGCAACATTCGGCTTGACCACTGGTAATAAGAACGGCAACGGTAAAACTGTTGAATGTCCAATGGTAAAGAAAAAGGAAGAATGAAGAAATGGCTTTTACTCTTCCTACTGGCATCACCCACGGTAGCGAAGGCAGAATTAGTAACCCCAAATTTCACCCAGGGTTCGATGAACAGTACAACGACAACGACCCAAGAGATTGTAGAAGAAATAACTACAACCACTTATGGGTCTGCATTACAGAAATGGTCAGGGGACAACCTGACTCACTCCTCCGCCTCATCAGGTGGCATAACCGATTCAGATTCGGTATGGAACTTAACAACAGCTGGAAGCGATTTCACTTTAGAAGTAGTGACAAGAGCAGCCAACCAAGTTCTATCGGTAACAGAAATAGAAAGAGAAATCGACACTACATCTACTACGGTTTCCTTGTCAGTCTTCTCTCAATAGCTCCAGCTAAAGCGAGTGACCCAGAGACTAATAACGTAAGTAATCCTGTGGCTGCTGCAACGGGAAATGTAACCAACCAAGCGGTGCAATTCCAAAACAATGGAGCACCGTCAAGACAGCATTACGGACCTAATATCTCGTGTAATGGAGCAACGATGACTTTCTCCCCATTCTATATGGGGAATCATACGAAGCCTTGGGATATAGATGAAGATGGTATGAGACCTTCCAGTTACACAATGGCTGAGAACTGGGGAGGACAGATCAACTTTATGATCCCACTAGATCGAGAAGGTCTACGTAGATGTAGGAGTATTGCAGCTAGACAAGAAGAAAAGATGCGTTTGGACTATGAATTAGTCCGTGCTCTTAAGTGTGCAGAGCTACAACAAAAGGGGTTCATGCTGATGCCTGGATCACGTGTGTATTCACTATGTAGCGATGTTATACCTATAGCTGCTTTCAAGAAATCAATTGAAGACAAGAAACCAAAGATTGAACCAGTGAATAAGAGCTGGTTATCAAACCCATTCAAGAAATGACATCGTTTATAGCGGTTATTTGCTTAACCATACTTCTATACATTTTTTTAAAAAACACAATTAACACACCATGATCGTACTTATCAAGCCCATCCTTATGGCATTCCTCAGTTCATCAGCTGTAAAGGAATTAGTTATACAACTACTAGAAGCCTACGCTGAGTCAACTGATAACACCATTGATGATAAGGCAGTCGAACTGATTAAGAAAAACTTATTCCCAGGAGGGTAATTATGTCAATCAAAATGGATGAAGAGGAGTGGGAGAAGCTTAGACGAAAATTAGAAGGAGGACATAAGTTCCCTACATCTAAACCTCGAACACCTCCAATTGCACGAAAAAAGAAAAAGAAATGAAAAAAGCCACAGAAGACCAGTTCAACGAATTACATAGCCTTGTCACAACAGAATTCCTAAAGCGGGTCAAAAGTGGCGAAGCAACTACCCAAGATTTAAAAGCAGCTTGTGATTGGTTAAAGACTAACGATATTAGCGGTATAGCTATGGAAGGTAGTGCTTTATCTAAACTTGCAGCAATTATGCCAAAGGTAGATCCAGAACTCGTACAAACAAGACTATATGGGAAGCGGAGCGAAGTACGCTAACGGCAATTATAAAGCTCAACAGAAAGCGTATAACAAAACAAAAAAAGGGTTGAAATTACGTGTTAATGCGAATCGACTAAACCGAAAATTAGGTACTTATGGCAATGGTGATGGCAAAGATGCTGCTCACTACAAAGGAAGTACGACAAAAGGAAGACTTCAATCTCCCCACACTAATCGACGTGAACCTCGTCTTCGACTTAAACGTAAACGTAAATGACCCCATTACTACCTACCCCTAAACACTATTTATACAACCTAATAACCATGACAAATTCAGACGCTAAAAAGCTCTGGAGAAGAGCTATTAAAGAGCACTTCAATTGTCAATGCGTTTATTGCGGAAATAACTATGAAATTAATGAACTTACACTCGATCACGTCAAAGCTAAAACCAATGGTGGAGAGGATCTTACAAGCAATTTGGTCCCCGCCTGCCAACCGTGTAATCAAGGGAAAGGTAGCAGTCATTGGCTCAGATGGATGCGTTCGACATATGGACATAACCCTCTGAGAGAACGACTAATTATTAGTCACATCACTTAAACCACCGAACACAGAAAACAATTTCTCGCCTCCCGAAAGGGGGGCTTTTTTTATGCAAGGAAATACTAGAGACAAGCTTACTAAATTTAAAGAAGCTCAAGACAGGCACAGAGGACAAAGACTTGATGAGGTCATAGCTGGAAAAGAATACTTAGAAAATGTTGAAAATCCATCACGTGTAACTGCAGTTAAAAATCCTAAAAGGTTTATTGATGAATCTATACCATCTAATGCTATTAAATGGTTAGAAAAAAACCATCCTGGTCTTGTAGAACCTTATAAATTACACGTCATAAAAAGAGCTAGAAATTTAGATAAAGTAGCTAAATTTTTCTCCGATCAATTTGGCATTGAATTACATAAAGAACATCCTATTTCAGTATCAGGTGCAGGTGATGTAGAACTAAGTCCTACTACTCCTATGTCAGATAGAGGTCCAAATACTGAAGGGTTTAGTGGTAATGCAAGATTTAATAGAAGACTGAATAGCAAAAATGCTTTTTCAAGAGCAGATTTAGAACAATTAAATATATCTACTAACTGGCAAGGTTCCGTATCTGATTTTGTAGCTAATAGACCAGATATAACTGATCCAGTTAAGAGATTCGATTTTTTTAACAAGAGTCTAAAAGGTAAGTCATTAATTTCAGTTAACTCGTTTGTTAGGACTAGCGATTTAGGAATGCTCAAATTACAACAAGGCGATCTCAATGTTGATCAACTTGAAATGAAACAATTTATAGAGTCTGACTTAAAGAAATCTGGTCTAGCATTAAGTAAAAATGATTCCAATTTATTAGAGAAATATCTAATAGATCTTGAAGCTAAAGAGCAAATTGTTAATGCGACTAAACATGGTAGTAACTGGGATTTAAAAACTAAATTTAAACATTCAACTGCCAATCAAAGATTCGATCAAAGAGTTGAAATGGGTCAGAATGCAGTTAAACGTCAGAATCCTAAATTTACTAAGTTAGAACTTGATACACATTCTCCAACTATTAAAACAGTAGTTAACGGTAATAACGGTCATAACGGAACTAACGGTACTAACGGTACTAACGGTCATAACGGTACTAACGGTCATAACGGTACTAATGGTAAGAATGGCTCTAACGGTGTAGAGGTAAATGGAAAAAATAAATTTAATGGTTCTTCTCTAGGTGCTGGAAAAACTAGAACAGTTGATTCAGTTTTAAATATTGGTACAAACCTTGCAACTGGAAACTACGCAGCTGCAGCTACAGGAACTACAACTCTCGCAACATCCCAATTCTTGCAAAGTAAAACAGCACAAAAAGCTATAGCTAAGCAAGTAGCTAAATTAGCAGCTAAACGTGGTGGTAAAACAGCTTTAAAATTAATCCCAGGATTAGATGTTGTTATATCAGGTAAGGAAGCTTGGGATTATTTAGCACAAGGTAAGTTTGATCAAGCTGGTATCTCTGCTTTAAGTGGAGCTATTGGATGGATACCTGTCGTTGGTGATGGTGCCTCTGCTGCTCTTGACTTAACCAATACTGGAATTGATATAGCACGACTTCAAGCACCTAATCGAACCGATTCCACTTCGACTAAAAAGACAAAGAAAAAGAAAATAAAGACAAAAGGAATACTCAAGAATTTATAGCTACAAGCGGCCAAATAACGACTACCTATACAAACACACATGAATGATACTTTAACCGCCCTACAGGACGATTTCAAGGTGTTTCTGACGGCTTTATGGCAACAGCTCGACCTACCACCTCCAACACGTGCTCAGTTCTCCATAGCTGACTACTTACAACATGGACCAAAAAGACTACAGATCCAAGCCTTTCGAGGTGTTGGTAAATCTTGGATTACTGGTGCTTTTGTCCTTTGGACACTCTTTAACAACCCAGAAAAGAAGATCATGATTATATCTGCCTCCAAAGAGAGAGCAGATAACATGTCCATCTTCTTACAAAAACTAATAATTGAAACACCATGGCTTGCTCATCTACAACCAAAGAACGACGACAGCAGATGGTCAAGAATTTCCTTCGACGTAAACTGCAGTCCTCACCAGGCACCATCAGTCAAAAGTGTTGGTATTACTGGTCAGTTAACGGGAAGTCGTGCAGACTTGATGATCCTAGACGACATAGAAGTACCTGGAAACTCTATGACGGAGTTCATGCGTGAGAAACTTCTTCAACTCTGTACCGAAGCAGAATCAATTCTTACCCCGAAAGACGATAGCCGTATTATGTATCTCGGGACTCCTCAGACTACTTTTACTGTTTATCGTAAGTTGGCAGAGCGCAGTTACCGTCCGTTCGTTTGGCCAGCTAGATACCCTAGAAAAATCTCACAGTATGAAGGATTAATAGCTCCACAGTTACAAGAAGATATTGATCAAGGTGCTCAACCTTGGGATACAACTGATCCAGATAGATTTGATAGTGATGACTTACTTGAAAGAGAAGCGTCTATGGGACGCTCTAACTTCATGCTTCAGTTCATGCTCGATACGAGCTTATCTGACGCAGAAAAGTTCCCCCTTAAAATGGCTGACCTTGTTGTCACTTCTGTTAATCCCACTAAAGCTCCCGAGTCCGTTATATGGTGCTCCGACCCAGCTAACGTCATCAAAGACGCTCCCACAGTCGGTCTCCCAGGAGATTTCTTTTATTCTCCAATGTCACTTGTTGGTCAATGGGGAGATTACCAAGAAACAATATGCTCAGTTGACCCATCGGGTAGAGGTAGCGATGAAACAACAGCCGCCTACCTATCACAAAGGAACGGGTTCCTCTACCTGCATGAGATGTGTGCATATAGAGAAGGATATAGCGATACAACCCTGTTAGATATCCTTAAAGGTTGTAAGAAATACAATGCCTCTACACTCCTTATTGAATCTAACTTCGGTGATGGTATCGTCGCTGAACTCTTTAAAAAGCATATCCAACAGACCAAACAAGCAATTCACATAGAAGAAACTAGAGCTAATGTTCGAAAAGAAGACCGTATCATTGATTCTCTTGAACCTGTCCTTAATCAGCATCGACTTGTGGTTGATAGGAAGGTTATAGATTGGGATTACAAATCTAACGCTGATGAAGCTCCAGAAAAAAGACTCCTCTACATGCTCTTCTATCAAATGTCTAGAATGTGTAGAGAAAAATTCGCAGTTAAGCATGACGATAGACTTGATTGTCTAGCTCAAGGTGTTAAATACTACACCGATGCTCTCTCTATTAGTGCTGAAAAACAGATAGCTACTAGAAGACTTGAAGAATTTACTAGCGTCCTTGAAGACTACCTTGATAGACCTCAAGCTTCCGCTAACCATCTAGTGTTTGGTATGGATAAAGAACAAAGAGATAAGGCTAGAGGCTTAGAAGATGGAAAGTCAGTCCCTACCTGGGTTTAGACCGAGGTCTCCCCTATACAGGGGAGAGAAGGGTGGACTCGCCCCTCAAAGGGAAAGACATTGCCTACTTCGTAGACAACTCTTTCCCTTTATACATATCTCGACAGAGGTTTCGAGATTCTTATAACACCACCACTAACACCCAAACTAGACGTAATGAAGTTATTCCTTGATACAGCTATAGTATCTGAGATAGAAGAGAGAGTATGTACTGGTCTTATACACGGTATTACTACTAATCCTACCCTTATTAAAAAAACTGGTAGAGATCAGTGGGAAGTTTATAAAGAAATTTTAGAATTAGGAGTAGATGATCTTAGTATTGAAGTATTTGGTGAAGATTCTAAAGAGTTAGTTCGTAATGCTATGTCTGCTCACTCAAACTACGGTAACGTAGCTACTATTAAACTCCCTTGTACTATTGAAGGTCTGAAAGCTTGTAATTATCTTTCGAATATCGGTGTCCGAGTTAATATGACATTAGTATTTAGTGTGAGTCAGGCTATTCTTTGTTCTTTAGCTGGTGCTGCCTATATATCCCCGTTTATTGGAAGAATGGATGATAACTCCTTAAAAGGTCTCGATTTAATTGGTGATATAGGTAATATCTATAGGAAGCAACAGATTAAAACGAAGATTTTAGCAGCTTCTGTACGTGATGCTCAGTCAGTGGGTAAGGCTTTTGGTCTTGGTGCTGATATATGTACAATTCCTCCAAAAGTCTTTGATAGCATGGCATCTCACGTCCTGACAGATAAAGGATTAGAGCAATTCAACCGTGATTTTTTAGCATAAATTTCTGAGGTCGGATTACGTAAGCACAGGGACGAATCACCCCCCGCGGGGGCGCGTTAATTGTTCAGCCGCGCGTAACTGGATAGTATATCCAGCGACTATGACTAGGTTTGTACCAACTAACGCGCTCAGGCGCACATCACGCGGGCGCGGTAGTCGGTTTCACACGCGTCACTCGATCTCTCGCGATCTGTCCCGTCATCAAATCAACACAAACACTAGACACCAGTCACTCACTGTGATAATGAATCGAATTGATTTAGATAAGAGATTCTTATAACCGTTGCTATCACTAGGATGTTGTACCGTGTTGTATCATTTGTTACTTGAGTAGTGCTATCCATCGTGGTATAGTAGATCCATATTGATTCTTTGAAGATTGAGATCTTTCGAACTCTCGTTAGAGGGTGAGAGAGTTCTCAAGATTCAATCAGAATCAAATGAGCACTCGGTTAGTGGTGTCCCTTCAGCTAACAAAAAGATTCTCAACGCAACTTGAAAACTAAATAACTTGCCGACGATCCAGCTGGTGATCAAGTCGAACTCGGTGGTGTCCCTTCAGCCGAGACAGTAGACCTGCATTGGAGATTGACAGTAGCTGGTAGGCATAAATGTTGACATGAACAAGCGATACCGTTTGGGTCATTAGCACTCGCTAATCCCTGTTCAATTCAGGGTTATCGCTGTTTGTTTATATATTTTCTCATGAAAAAAGATTTAATTCCATTCACACCACAAGGATGCACACATCCAGTGGCTTTGGTATCACCTAACTGTTCTCAACTAGTGCTGGATGTACTAGAGAATAGCTGGGATAAAACCAGTAGTGGACTAGGATCTCACACTTATGTGGATTCGCAAAGTATTACTGATCCTGATGAGCTTCAGGAATATTGGGAAGAGTACAGCGTGTAGCTGAGGATCAAATCCTCCTCTTCTTATTGCTACTCAATGAGAGTAGCTGATTATTAAACATGTCACGTTTAACTGATGCTCTCGATGAAAGATTTGATGACCTCGATGAAGTAAAGGACGTAGCTAATCACGGCTGTGCAGCTGGAGTTGGTGGGTTTATTTATTACAGCGAGACACGAGCTTTCTTTCTTGAGCATGAAGATGAGATCGAAGAAAAGATGGATGAACTCTACTTCGGTGATAACTATCTAAAAGAAATCACGGACGATGATGCCATTACTATCAACGGTCTCATTAATAAAATTGTTTGGATAATCGTTGAAGATTATTGTCAAACAAGACTGCAACTTGCAGCTGCTTGATGGTCATAGCAAGGGTTCGACTCCCTTGCAAGCACTGGGATATTACATCCCTTTCATTACATCGTTCATTAACAACATGCGAAAGATTGAAAGAGAAATGATTCAAGCAATCATTGATGGTCGCAGCTGGAAGAAAGCTAACACAGAAGTGGAGGCACATCCCAGTGGTAACAATGAGATGCGTGTATTCCTACATGGAAACAACATCGCTAGTTACAAGGACGGCACTCTATATATCAATCATTGCGGATGGAAGACTAACACTACTAAGTCAAGACTTAATGCTCTTATCTCATTCGTACATGGAGGACTATCTGGTATTTATCAGAAGAACTTCGAGTGGTACATGAAGAGAGTAAGTAATAGTGATGGCAGTGTATGTGAGTATTCAATTCCTAATGCTTGGTTATTAGTCTGATGGTGTAGGTGAGGTTCGACTCCTCACCCAGACATAGGGATATTGAATCCCTAATTGTTCACTTAACTATCACATGATCAACATGTTTATTACTGTTCCAACTCGTACATCAGCTGCTATTGATTCACTTGAAGTAGATCTATTAGCACGTAAGGCCAAGGTCACATTCGTGAATGGCTATGAGTATGAGTACAGCAATGTAAGTGCAAGAGCTATAGCTAATGTATTATTTAACCCTGACATTTCATTAGGTTTCTGGGTTAACAATAACTGCGTTAATGCTAATAGGTCTGAGCTAGTAGGTTATGGCTCACAGCCTTATGACTACAGCGAAGTAAGCCTTCCATCTTTTGTATAACTAACAAGGAC